TTTCTCTTACCATTTACAAAGCCTAATCCTTCGGGTCTTACTTGTGTTAGTGCCATGCTAGTTTATCCTTATGCGTAAGGTGAGTCGCCAAGTACGTCTGTATCCCAAGCCGCCTTGAGTGCCGCAATGTCTGATGCCGCATTGATAGCGGATGCCGCTGGTGCATCACGAAGAGCCGCTTTCTTAGTTACTGATGCTGCCTTTGCATCTGCGTCATCAGCTTCAAGTGCCTTCATGTACACTACGTCTTCTGCATCAAGCAATGGTCCACGAACTTCACGAACCTTATCCTTGAAGATTGCTTTGGCTGCATCCATATCTTCTGAAATGACTGAGCCGCTTAATGACCACGCACCACGGAAGTGACGATCAGCAGGCATGGTGACGGCAGATGCGTCTGCTTGGTTGCCGTCCTTATCTACGATGTATGTTGTTGCCATTGGTATCTCCTTTAGGCAGCTTGTTCTGTGGCTTTAATATCTTCACTAATCTTCCAAGCGTTGCGCCACTCACGAGTTCCTGGAAGCTGTTCCTTACGGCATATTACCATCTTTGGCTTATTACCGCTATCATAGTCGCGCCACACAGATTGTGGTACGTCCTTCATAATTAAATACTCGATGGCCTGCTCTTCTGTCATGGCCTCAATGGGCTTGCTATTGTGTAGCAGATAGCCACGAGTATGCTTTTTAAAATCAGGTTGCGCCTCGTCCTGGGCCAGCATCCAGTAAACTTCGACAGGTGGTAAGATGCCGCCCTGCAATGCACACGCCATCCAGTTAGGATCAGGCACAAGTATCTTAGCGCACTCATCTACGCTGTCCTCGTACACCACACGATAGTCTGACTGATGTGACTCTAGGTTTTCCTTTGCCCAGCATAGTCTGTCCCATAGGTGTGTGCCTTGAAATGATGGTGTGTTTATCATGCTAAATCTCCGAAAGCACAACTAAACAAAGAACCATCTGTTTCGCCGTTGTTTGTTGTTGAACATATACCCCTATATGAGCCTGTAGCTTGACTGCTATCTCTGCCCCCAAATCGAGCAGGATTAGCCCCCGAACTGTTGTCTGAGGATACTACAGGATTGTAATCAGAATCCGAAAAGCTACTCACCAATGTCCACTGAGTTTGACCAACTCCAATGTCAGTAATACCACTCACATTTAAACTACTTTTTAAAGTTTGGCCTCCAAGTGAAACACGGCCCCACGCCTTCGCACTACCATTGACAACATAACTTGTATCAAGTGAGCCAGCGGTGCTGTGTTCTAGCGTATCTGCTTTTATTTTTCCAAGTGCCATTATGCTATCCTAACTACGCTAAAGTATGAGCCATGTGCTGTTGTAGTTGAAAATTGTAAACCCTGCATATTTTCATTTACTATGCGCCTTAACTCATAAGTATCGCTACTAACAGTATCAGCTATAACAGTAAGTCTAAGTTTTGTTGTAGCTGTTGTTGCTTTATAAATATAAGTTCCTGCAAGCTGTACTGAGCCACCAGCACCATTTACACTATCATTAGGGCGATAACTTCCACCAAACAAACCAGTAAATGTTGACCCATCTGTTGCTACTTCAACTTGTGCGCCAGCATCCATAATAACTTCTGTATTAATGGCATCTGAACATATAGCGATAGCGAAAGAAATTAAGTAAACACCAGAAGAACTGTCTAACAAATAAGCATCGTTGCTTGAATCAAAGTTAGATTTAGTATCGTATTGAACTGTACCATTGCCACCAAAATCAACAGTAGCTTGTGTTGAATCTGCAATGCCCTGTATTGTTGTTGTAAGATTAACTTGGAAGTATTCTTTGGCTGTTTGTGTAACATTACCGCATATAATTTCACTCATGCTAGGTCTCCTAAAACGCCACCGTAACAATGACCTGTAGTTTGTGCATTAGATGTAGTGTACAGTTCAGTATCAACTTTAGTTGTTGAAAGAGCGTTCATAGCCAAGTTTCTATTAGCGGGGTTTCCTAAAGTAGCACCGCCACCACTACCTACTGGGGCAAAAAAAGCATCAGCCATTGCAGAAGTAAGATTGAATTGAATTTCAGGACCGTCATCTGTTAAAGCAGAAACATTAAAACTACCTTGTATTACAGGAGGGTTAGGAGAATTGCTAAAGTTAATCCAAGCCTTCGCCGCACTCTGCTTAGTCAGAGTAGCCGCACCACCGCCTGTACTCTGTATGGTATCTGTCTGTACGGTATTTGCTTTTAATGTACTCATATCGTCACCAATGTCCCACCGTCTTCAACGGTTAATGTAACACCAGAAGCTACAGTAAATGGACCAGTAACATTAGCATTCTCTGTGGCTAGTATAGTGATGTCAGATGTAAGTGTTTGTGCGTTGGTGCGAAACAAGCCACCGCCCTTGAAGTTACCCTTGTTCTCAGCGGCAGGAGTAATGGTGCCAGCTTGGGGTGCAAGGTAATTAACGAAGATATTGCCAGTACCACTAGAAGGTGCGGCAGAGAATGTTAGAGTAGTTCCATCAGGAATAGTGTAAGCCGCAGTATCCTGCACAACACCATCAACCGATACAAGTACATCTTGTACAGAGGAAACTGTAGTGGTTAGTGTAAATGTAGTTGTGCTACCATCACCATTAAAGCGTTGTACAGCTTTAACCGCTTGGTAAGAACCGGGAACCTTTTGACCAATATATGGCATCTACCGCCCCTTATGAACTAATTGTGTCTACAACAGAAATCCAAACGTCACATGCTGACGCAGTGTCTGCGTATGCTTTTAAGATGTCACCACTTTGAAGAACTACCTTCGCACCACCATCTAGTACCTGCAAAGCAGAACCTACAGGAACAGGGGCATCTTTTAAAATATAATAGAAGGGCGTATTATCAGCATCTGTAACTAGAAAAGTCACAAGGATTTGAGAAGTCCCTTTGTTTGCGGCGTTGATGCCAATCAATGCGTCATCTGAATCAGATGTCCACAAGGTAGTAGCACCAGCCGGTGTCTGTGTGTTCGAGATGCTTGAAGCTGCAACTCTTTCAAAATCCTGTGCCATATTTTCTTCCTATCTATAACGCGATTGCCATCGCCACCGCGAAGCCTGCCGACGCACCGGCTGTGACATTGACAGGGTTTCCACTAGCATCCAAGTACACCATCTTCTCCGCTGGTAAAGTAACAAACAAAGTTTTAGTTCCTGCCCCCCAACTTACAGCGCTGTCACTATTGCTGGACTGAAGAATAGTGGTACGGGCCAAGGTCGTACCACTTGAAGTGTAAGTCCCAATACCTGTCTCAAAGTCCGTGCCATCTGTACAAGTATAATAGGTAGTGTTTCCATTACCCACTTCTGCAAAGGTTTCAAAACCAGTCACCGCTCCAGCAAGCGTATAAGTGCCTGTGCCGGTAGTGGTAGAAGTTTCTTTTACACGGTCTTTAAGCGCCAGCGCCATTACTTCAACTCAATTGATAAGTTGCTAGCGTTAATGCGGAAGATATCCCCAGTCTCAATTGTCTTACTAGCATCAAGAGCGCCAATAAACAGGATGTTGCCGCTTGAAGCAGCGTCCGCAATAAATGCATGGGTAATAGTGTTATTTGTACCACCAGATGCTGGGTACTCAATGTTAGATGAGTTCGTTGCTGTCTGCGTATCTGTGCTAACTGCTGGAACGGTCCAAGCAGAAGCGGCGACCTGCTGTCTAGCATAGTTTCCAAAAGTTGCTTCTGTCACTGTCCCTGCTTCAGCATCTGATACTGCTGTGGCTAGGCCAACATAAATGCTGTCGCCCAGTGTTGCAAAGCTATCGACATTGTTTTTAAATAAGAACTGCAAAATAGCATGTTCTAAATAGGTTGTTGCTGCGTTACTTGTTGCCATAATCTAACTCCTAAGTCCTTGGCCTGGATGGTAGTCCTTGTCTGTATGCGTCTGAGTTTTCTCTGGACTCTGCCAAGTCCTTCAATCGCTGTATTTCCTGCGCGAACCTTTGTTCGTACAACTGCATCATGTCTTGTTCGCCCTTCATGTAAGTATACGCTTCTACAAGAGAACCGTAAAGAAGAGCGTTCGGGGCATTCTCGCTCAACCATGTTGTACCACTATCAGCGCCGGCTGTTATGCTGGCAGGGCGATAGTAATAATGAAGCTCAGTTGTAAGTGCCGAGTCAGGAGTAGGAGATAATATAAAATTATCTACATCGAACACACCATAATATTTTGGTGTGCCTGTAGCACCAACAGCCATAGTATACTGCTGAACAAAGTTCACATCTTTTTGAAGCAAGAAGTCTTGCTTCCCTGCTGTTGTGATTTGCAAAGAAAAAGAAGCTAAGTAATCACCGGGAACTGAAAGGTATGGGTCAGAAGCAGTCAGTGTGGCTGTCGCGTTTTTACGGAACAGTTCAAGATCCACAAGTGTAAAGATACGATCCTCACAACCACGGATGAACACAGGAAGGTTAGTCACGAAAGATGTTTCTGTGTTTTCCGCAAAATCTTGTATAGCTGTCTTTAACTGTGTGTAAGTGAAGCTCATTTAATTCTCCAACGTGACGGGGCCAGCGGTCGCATGGTCACCACCGCCTCGTGTGTTACCGGAGGTTGCTGTTCCACTTGATGCCGTGAAAGTATATGTGTCCGTATCCACAACAGTAATTGAGTAACCTGATGCATTTTCTAATACCCCTTGTGTAAACCCGTCAAACGAGATTGCCTTGCGGAATCTTACAGTATCTGAAGAGCTACGTCCATGTGATGGCTCAATAACAGTAATCACTGCAGTGCCAGCATCGCCTGATACAAAAGGTTTTGGAGGGAGCAACTGCTGTGTAGGTACTTCGGTACGCTGATCAGGTCTTGGATCGTGCAAAGCCTGCGGGTCAGGGCCCGGACGAATTGGCTCTAACTGTGGGTGTTTTGCTTCATACTCATCAGGACCAACTTTTGCACCGCTCCACTCTGTCAGCATATCTGCTAGACGATATCGGAAGCCGGAGCGGTCTGAATATCCCCAAGCCTGTTTACCTGATGCGTATCTTGCCATTAGTTCACCCGAAGATACGAAACACTAGGCTGCAACTTGAGTGGCACCCTGTCTTCGTCCTCATCTGCAGCGCGCTGGAACTCTTCTTCATACATGCTCTTCAACATTTGAACCCGCTCTGGAGCTTTCTTGAGAGCAAGGTAATAAGCTAGACCAGCTACCATACACGGAAGGAATCGGAAAGGCGCGTCTGTTGTGTTTGCTAACGTGTCCACATCCTCAATGCGTTGTACAAAGTAGTACACTAGAGTATCAGTAGAACTGTCAGGGGTAGCCCACAAAGTAATCTGCGGGTTTATCTGTCGGTTATAATAGTATTGGCTAGGCCGACCCTGAGTTGTTTTATTAGGCAGGGTTAAATATTCACCACGAGACATGCGGCTCAACTCATAGTCTACACCACTTCTTCTAACAACAACCTCAAGGAGGTCTGTGTAGTCAGAAGTAAATGTGTAAGTAGCTGTACCAGCAGTCAGTGCCTGAGTCCCCTGCTTTACAGTCCACAAGTTCAAACCACGGTTTGCCCAATCAGCGAACATAAGATTCATAGAACGACGAGCAGTCTTAGCATCGTAACCAGTACGAAGCTCAAGGCCACATCTTTCGTATGCCTCTTCAATTATCTCAGCGACATCTAAGTCGAAGTCTCTTGAACCTGAAGTTGCCATTTACTTTTTCCTGTGTGTGCCGCCGTAGCCTCTTTTAACTACACCCTTGCCCATCAAAATATCTTTTTGTGTAACCTTACCGTCACCACTAAGGTCGGGAAAGTTTCCGCCACCCATTTTAAAACGTGTGCGACTTGGAGTCTTAGAATTACGAGTGGGCATAGACATGGCACCGCCCATAGCTTTACGAGGAGAACAATGCATTATTTTTTCCTTCTCTTCAATGATTTAACTCTTTTTGGCTTACCTGCCGGCTGACCAAGCTTTTTCTTCTGTGCTATTCTACTACGTTTTTCCGCAGCCGTCATCTCTTTGGAGGTTTTAGGGGTTTTACTAGAGACACGTTTAGAGGGGCGACAATATGGAGTACCCCGTTTTTCTCCTTTGCGTCTGCCACACGGCTTCCCCGTGCGGACATCCTTCCATTCTTCCTTGAACCAGCGCTTGAGAGCCAAGCCCTTCTTTGTTTTCCTGACAGCCATGCCGGCTTCCTCATTCTAAAACTGTATTGACTACAAAGACCATAAAACCAAATAGCAAAATAGCTATTGAAGCAGCCAACGCCCATGTAATTATAGTCTCAACTTGTTCGGCCTTCCTTTTTCTTTCAGCTATTCGGGCCTTTCTTAACTGGCCTTGGATACGAATAATATCCTGCCAAGCATTAAAACCATATTGTCCTGTAACAAAATTTCTAAGCTCATTCTCCATCTTCTCGGCTTTTTTCTTAGCCGCATAAGTCTCAAGAGCCTCTTCTTCTACACTGCCGAACCTTCGACCTTTAGCTTTATCGTGTCCTTCCTTGACACTCTGTATAGCACTCATCCATCTGCCAATGTCCCCCGACATAGACTCGATGTCCTTGCCTATCTGAAATCCTTTTTGGATCGCTTTGTAGGCGGTACTTGCTATCGCTATTGCGCTTACAGGATCCATTATTTCTCATCAGTAGATTTTTGTTGTTCTGTATTTATATGTTCCGCCTGCTGCTTTCTTGGTGGTACTGTTACCCCAGTTGGCTGCTCCGACTTTTCGACACTTTGCGAGTGCCCCGCTTGCATACGCCGACGGGAAGACCTTATAACGGCGTTTAACCTTGCTGTAACATGCATCTTTTTTTGAACCACCTGACATTTGCTTACCTATCGAACCACGCGAGATTGTCATTACTTTTCTCCTGTAAAAA